CCAGAGACGAATGCGTTATCAGGCGTGTTCTTGATGTAGTTGCCGCTTCCGACTTCCTGCTTCATAGCGTTGTCAAACTCTTCCAGACCACCAATACCCGTGAAGAGTACGATGTTCATCTTCTGAGCGTCAGATGCTCCGTACAGGGCATCACGGACAACAGCCTTCAACTTCTGGGCGGTGAGGGTAGAGTAGGTATCCACGTTCGGGATTTGCTCCAGAACGCCAGATCCCAAGCTGATCGGCTTACCGTTGTCATCCTTCAGGTGGATGATACCGTTAGAATCACGGTTGTATTGCGAGTACCACAATGCGTATTCGGTCTCTTCTTTCCAACGCAACATGTGCTGGTATTCCTCGAAGTCATACCACAAGTTGGTAGTACGTCCACCAACATTGAACTGGAAGTTAACGACACGATCCGGCATGTTACCCTCGTATGCGTAAGACTTACTGATAAGAGAGATTTGGTTCCGCATCTTGGACGGAGCAACCCAATGGCTTTCGTTACCACGCGATCCGCTCATTGCAGCCGGAGCGTACAACTGAACGAACTGACGGTTAGCTAAGGCAGAGGCACCAACACCTGCACCATCGCTTGCAACGAGCTGGCAAGAGTACTCGTATCCTCCAGCAACTGCCTTCGGATCATCCATAATACGGAGCTGAGTACCTTCCGAATCCTCGATGATGTATTGACGAACGAACCAACGCTCCGGGAACGTCAGAACAATACGCTGGTGGTTAGCACCCGTTCCAGCTTGAGCAGTACAAGGGAGTGCCTTGTTCAACCGACCCATAACCGGGTAGTCGTACTCAATGTCATTAATGTAGTTAGTAGCACCCATACCTTCCGTCAAGAAAGAAAGCGGGAAACGCTTGTCCTCCTGACCAGCCAGATGGGTAATAACGGGAGACAGAACATCCGGTTGCGTCAAGAGAGCCGCAGCCAAGGAGTTCTCATCGGTCATAGAAGACGAGTTGAATGTGTCTTCATACAGCCGGAGCTTTTTTAAGTTATCAGCAGACATTTATAAAAAGATTAAAGGGTTTAAATCAATTCGTTCAAGGGTGGTAACTGTACTGGCTTGGAGTACCCGGAGCCTCCTTTCATTCTTTTAGATGCGGGCGGTGTTTGCTGTAACTTTTGTTTCAACGATTGCGCTTGCTGTGTATTCTTAGTCGTTTGTACAAGCTTATTCAAATCAAAATTCTTGTAAAGCAAATATTCTAAAGCAACCTGTGTCTCTATACTGATTTGTTGACGATCAATCATACGCTGTGTACGACCTTCCTTATCAACGGGTTGGCTCATCCAGTTGTAGAACTTGCTCTTATCGCTTTCTGGAACTGCAAATCCACGAAGATTACCAGTATCTATAGTGGACTTAATCGTGTTCCATTGCTGCGCTACTTCTTGTTGCTGCTGTTGGGCTTGGATGCGCTGTTGCTCTATAAGCTGCTGCGCTTGAAGCTGCTGATAATTTTGCAACTTCTTGAGGTTTCTCTCTGCTTGCTTCTCCAAGATACCTGCATCAAGATATTCTTGTACGGTATCGTTGATCTCTTCCGGCTCAAACCCCTGCAAAGATAGCCATTGTTCGACAACATGCTTCTGTGCAGCGATATTATCTCCACTAATATCTAAGGAAGCGTAATCTAATTGACTTCCATTGACAGCGAAGTACTGCTTGGGGTCGCCTCCGTTGTAACGATACTGAAGGTATTCTGCAACGTCGGGGAATTGTGCAAAGACCGAATCGAGTTGTTCGCGTGCAATCTCTTCAGCTGCACTACGGGTAAACTCTACAATACCATCATAGTCCTCACTAAACTCTCCTTCAGCAGCATAACCCAGCTTACTCCTTAGAATTTCAATAACACCCGGTTCCTCATCTTCCGGTTCTGTTGTTGATTCTAATTCTTCAACTGTGTCCTCTACTTCAGGTTCAACAGTTTCAGTAACTTCCGGCTCTGCTTCCGGTTCTGCTACTGTTTCATTCAATACAGCTGCATTGGCAGGTGCATCATCATTTAAGAGGTTAGCCACACTAACCTTACTTAAATCCAGTGGTTTCTCTACACTCATATTTTACAAAGTTATTAGTTATAGTAATAAATTATGTGCATTTCATTGCTCACAATTCCTCTTTTTTATTATCAACCTTTTTGCTTCATTGCTTGTACCCTTTCACGCTCTACTTCCAGCCTTGCTCTATCTATATCATCTCTTCTGCCATTTCCATCAGAGTCCATACTGAGAGTACCTGCAAGTTTGATCTTCTCTACTTCTAACTTATTAATGCGGTCAAGTTCGTTTTGCTGTGCCTCGAAGTTCTGCTTCTCTGCTTGGAGTTGTTGTGCGGCTTGAGCTTGTTGCTGAGACATCTGTTGTGCTTGCTGGGCTTGTGCCTCTTGCATCTGCTGTTGTTTAGCTTCTACTTCCATCAGGAGTTTCTTGATACTACTGAAGTTGGCACCATCCAAAATCTGTGCAATAGTAGAAGGTTGCTGTCCATTCTGCGCAAATGTCAGTGCCATCTGCTTCATCTGCTGCAACTTGTCTTGTTCCTTGCTACTATTCTTGACAAATACGCCATACTCTGCCTCTTGGTACTCGGAAGGATCTACCTCGATAAGGGCAGTACGCAAATCGCTTGTCACATAGGTCATCTTCTTGCCTTCTCTCCAAGCGATCTTAGACACGTCAATCAATCCCATATACTCCTTCTCTAAGAACGCTTCGTAACGACGGAACATCTCCTCAGAGATTACAGAGCTTTGGAATATAGCCCGCTCGGTAGTGCCAACCCCGTCAGAGGTCATCACATTACCCTTACGCTGGCGGGTGATACCTACGTTTTCTTCCCATTCTTCCTTGATAGCTTGGAGAAGTTGGAACTGAGCAGCGATATACTGCCCAAGACTCATATCAAGGACTTGGTATTGGTTGAATGTTACACGCTCCCGGTTCTTGCCTTCGGAGGTGCTATCGATAAAGGCAAAGCCCATAGCATCCGCGTAGTACATAAACTTCTCTTCGTCCCATCCATTGCCTTTGGGGATCGTGTTGATCTCCATAAGCATAATCTTATCCTTATTCTTGGCGATAGAGAGTTCTAAGCGGTAGTGGAAGACGTTGTAAAGGATCTGGTAGGGCAGTCCGATAGAAACAACGCTGATGTTATCGCTATGGCGGTTGCTGTAGATACGTCCGTTATAGGGCAGCTTGCAGTCAGAGATATTATTCATCTGATTGCGCTGGACTTTATGGGGACCGAAGTTCACATAGATATCTCCGTCAATCTGATATCCTTCCCACACCTCATTTACCCAATAGAACTCGATTGTTTCGTTCTCTTCTGCCTTGTGGGTCTCATCGACAACCATTTCCTGCGGGTTGCCAAACTCGTCGGTATACTTCAAGATACCTACACGAGAAAAACTCTTCCAACAAACGTGAAGCACCTCGACCATACGATCGCTCTCGTCGTCTTCAGGCTTATTGATAAAGAGAGATTGTACTCCACCGTAGCCATCCCGGTACTTTCCAGAGGGCTGCTCTAACCGATCTATATCTTGAGGAGTAAGGACATCGTAGAACTTGTCAATTACATCGTTGATACTCATTATCTTACGACGTACAACCCAATCCGCGTCTTCAATAAACTCTACGTCTGGGGATTTTTCAAAGTCAAGGTCTAACGGGCTAACGATATCATACTCGATATCATTCATCAACACATCCTTGTAGGTATAGACCTCTCCAGTAACCAACCAATCCAAGAAACCCAGCTGGAACTTATCCTCTAACGACAACCAATCAAATAAATAGTTTAATACCTCCTGACCTACGATAGCACGAGAATCTCTGTAGTTAGAGAGAACCATGCTCATATACTCATCCGGTGCAACTTGTTCCTCAGAAGGTATGTTTGTCTCCATACCTCCCTTGTTCATCTCATTGATAAAGGTCTGCTCAAGGTATTCTTTGTACTTCTCCTTGCGGTATGCATCAAAACGGGTTTGGATATCTGCATTACGCACTACTACTTGGTATGCTACAGGACGTTTTGCCTTTTCGCCAAGCATAAGATCCACAACAGGCTTGATGATGTTGTAGTTGCGGAGTCGGGCTGGGAAGTTTTTCTTGGCCCAAGATTCACTGTTATAGGGGTTGACGACATAGTTGTAGTCGGACTCCTTTAAGTTGCCATTATAGGCCTCGTAATACGTCTGGAGGGTATGCTTGGTAGAAGTGCTGAATGAACTTCTATTGATAAACGCCTTTATACATTCCTCTCCCCATTTTTTGGTCTTTTTAGACCGGGGAAGTTTTTGTTTTGGTATTTGAAACATCAGTAGCTTTATGAAAAGAAGTTGCGGTCAAAAAAGTTTGAGCTGTTTGTCTGTTCTGTTATAGTCAGTTCTCTGTTGTGCAACTCTTTTAGGTGGAACATGCCCACCATCATAGCTGACACACGGTCAAAGTTTCCACTTCTATTGTATTTTATTAACTCATCAAGCAAAGCTACATCATATATATAATGAAGATTGCATTTCTTCTCGCCAGTTTGAGATATTGCGCGTGGTGTCTTTAACCAATCCCGCAAATAGATCTCCGCTTGGCCCTTTCTTTCTCTACTTCCCATACTCATACCGTAGCTACGCCCTAAC